CTCAGGATTAGGTGTCAAAGGAACAACACTTACCAACTTTAATGAAAAACAGTCGGTACAAAAAACTCTTAGAAAACCTGAAGATATTTTACCTAAAGTATTAACTGGTGGTAAAATTGTTTTGAAAAAATTACTACCAGAAATAAATGCGGTGGAACAACCATTGACAGGAAGATTAAACTCTGATACAATCTTACTCAGAGTAATCAAATAAGGTATATCATGATTCTAATCGACTTGAACCAGGTTCTGCTTGCAGGACTTATGGTGCAAATTTCCGGACAAAAAAATGCACAACTGGAAGAAAATCTTATTCGCCACATGTGCCTGAACATTTTGCGTGGTCACGTTAAACAATTCAAATCAGAATATGGTGAAGTTGTGCTTTGTTGTGACAACCGCAAATATTGGCGCAAAGAATTCTTCCCTTTTTACAAAGCACACCGCAAAAGCGCACGTGAAAAATCAACCCTCGATTGGAAAATGATTTTTGATATTCTTGGTAATCTCAAAGAAGATTTGAAGCAACATTTTCCATACAAAGTAATTGATGTTGAAGGTGCAGAAGCTGATGATATTATCGGCACACTGACTCCACTCTATGCAAATAAAGAAAAGGTGCTTATCATTTCCAGCGATGGTGATTTTCTGCAATTACAAATGTGGGGTAAAAACGTTAAGCAATATAATCCTACACAAAAGAAGTTTGTTATTTCCAAAGACCCAATTTCCGAACTGAAACAGAAAATCATTACTGGTGATAGCGGTGATGGTATTCCAAACATTCTTTCTCCTAGTGACACATTCGTTCGTGGTGTACGTCAAAAGGTAATGACAGAAGGTCGGCTGAATACGTTTTTGAATGTAGACTATGGTGAATATGAAGATGAGAATGCACGTATCGGCTTTTCACGCAACCAAACACTGATTGATTTGCGTTTGATTCCTGCTGATATTAAAAATTCGATTATTGATACATATAATAATGCAAGACCAGCACCAAAAATGAAGTTGATGACTTACTTCATGGACAAAAAGCTGAAAAACCTAATGGAAGTTATTGAGGAATTTTAATGCGTAGAAACATATATGAGATTTTAGACGATTTCAAGGCGGCAACCACCAAAGATGCCAAACTTGGAATTTTGAAACAAAACTGGACACCAACACTGCAACTTGTTTTGCAACTGGCATATCATCCTGATGTTAAGTGGAAAGTTCCTGGAAAATATCCAGACAACTATGTTACACCAGACACACAACCAGGAATATCCTTTGCAACACTTGATACTGAATTGCGTAGACTGTATATTTTCCAAGAAGGTAATCCAACTGCGGAAAAGTTAACAACGAAAAAGCAAAATGAATTGTTACTGATTTTCCTTGAATCATTGGAACCACGTGAAGCTGATGTGGTGATTGGTATTTTTAAAAAGGATTTGGGTGTGAAAGGCTTGACATACAAGTTCATTCGTGATAATATCCCAGGCATCGTACCGTGAATAAAAAATGCACGGATAAGAAAACTATTGTTTAGACTCGGAGTAAAAGTAAATTGGCTAAGGTAATCACCAAGTTTCGTAGAGAATCTGATTTTTGGGAAGAAAACCGTTCGAAGAAATTTGTAAAAACAAATCGAACACCGGAAAAATCACATGAAAAGAAAATGAAACTTAGACAGTATCAAGAGCAAGAATCGTATATTGATGATAATGAAGATTATTCTCAATATTCCAATATACGATTCAAATAAGTTGTAAGAAAACAACAACAATCTTGACTTTTATCGCTCCAGCAAGTATAATACGTTTATCACTTTTGGAGATATTTTATGATGATCTATGCTTCTATTCGCAAGTCGAAGCCTAAACTGCGTCCGAAAAAGGAACGTGAAGAATACCAGGCCTGGCTTGATAAGCACAAAGTTAAAAAAAAGATAAAGTCCGTGGACTCAAACTTCACCTACTCACTGTCCACACCTGTCGGTCGTTCCACGACAAATCACATCAAATCTCTAAATACCGGTCTTGCAGTGGCCACTGCACCTGCTCGTAAAGTTTATACGGGTGACAAGGTTCTCGGTATCGCCACTCTACATAAATCGAATGCTGTACCTGTTTTCAACAGTGCAGATGCTGTAGACATTTCAAAAATGAGGCGTTAAAATGAATATTAAACTAAAACTACCAAAACCTGTGTGTCGAACACCTATAAAACCGGTAATTCGTCACAAAATCGAGACAAAATATCAACGTCAGCCTAAGCACAAGAGGAATTTTCATGAATACGCATGAGGAAATCACTTGGCACGAGGAATTATCGAAAGTTGTGCATCAATGGGTCAATACTAAGCCCGAAATTACGTTTATGGCAAAAATAGAAGATGCTAACGATGGTTCGGGTGATGGAATTTTGACTTTTCCTGAAGGATTCTGTAAAACCGTTGGCTGGAAAGAAGGAGACACATTGAATTTGTGTGTCTCTGTCGCCGGAAATCTCATAATTTCAAAAAAATCTTGATTTTGTCGCTTTTTTTGTATATAATTCACATATCTGTCGCTTTTCTTATATCCTAACACTATGTTGATCGAAGCAAAATCAAATTTGGCTCGCCTGATGGCTACCGAAAACCTTGTTGTTGAAGAACGCAATGTTCAGACGGCATTTTTCGACATAAAAAGTCGTATTTTGACTGTTCCCATTCTAAATGGTAACCTTTCCTCGTATCTTTATGACTTGCTTCTAGGTCATGAGGTTGGCCATGCACTGGAAACACCTGCCGAAGGCTGGCATGATTCGATCATTGATCTAAAAGTTAACAAATCTATTCTCAACGTATGTGAAGATGTGCGTATTGAGAAAAAAATCAAACGTAAATTTCCAGGATTGAAGTATTCTTTTAACAAAGGATATGAAGAACTCATGGAAATGGATTTCTTTGGTGTAAAAGGTAAAGATTTGAATGAATTGAATTTCATTGATCGCATCAACCTACACACAAAAGGTGGTTCAGCACAAGGAATACTTTTTAACGATGACGAGAATGAATTGTTGAAAGAAGTTGAATCTGCGGAAACATTCACCGAAACGGTCGATGTTGCCAAAAAGATTCAACAATATATGAAAGAGGAATTGGAAAAGAAAAAAGAAGAACAGAAACAACTGAACGAAGAAAAGAAAGAACTCAAAAAAGTTCCAGGTGCTGGTAAATTGGAAGAAGGTAAACAATCCACCAGCGTCCAAGATTTCGAGGATGAAACGTATGAAACAGTCGATGAAGAAACTGATGATACAGACACCGAAAAACAAGAAAAAAAGAACACAACTACTTCAAAAAATTCAGGACAAACAAAAGATATTTCAGAAGAAGAACTGACTTCTGAAACCGATGACACGTTTCGAGAAAAAGAAAAAACTCTCTACACTGAAAACAACAAAAAGGATATCATTTACACCGATATACCAAAAATCAATTATAAGAATGTTATCATTAGTTATAATGATATTATCAAGGAATTTGAAAATGTAAATCGTAACTATGATAATTTCAAACCGGAAAAACTTAAACAAAATTTTATCAAATTTAAAGCAGATTCTAACAAGGTGGTTTCTTATCTTGTCAAAGAATTTGAAATGCGTAAAAATGCAGAACAACAAAGCCGTGCAAAGGTATCTAAGACAGGCGATTTAAACATGAACAAGATTCATGAATATCGTTTCACTGATGATATTTTCGCTAGACTGACAAAAGTTCCGAATGGTAAATCACATGGTCTGATTATGTTCATTGATTGGTCGGGTTCAATGGCTGATAAAATTAATCCAACAATTAGACAATTATTTAACCTAGCATTGTTTTGTAAAAAGGTAAACATTCCTTTCGAAGTGTATGCTTTTACTACACAATGGACGATTAACGGTCTCGGTAAAAAAATTATTCAGACACCAAAAGTTGGTGAGTTGAATGTTGGATATAACTTTTCACTGATGAATATTTTGTCACACAAAATGAATGCACGTGATTTTTCCAACATGGCAAGTTTTCTATTGGACTTTGAATATAAAATGTATGGCGGAAGATGTGAAAACATGTGCATTCCAGAAAACTTGCACTTGGGTGGAACACCACTGAACCACACAATCGTGAGTGCTTTCGAAATTATTCCAGATTTCAAGAAAGAGAATAAACTTCAAATCGTTAATTCAGTTTTCTTGACTGACGGAGAAAGTAGTATAATTGGTGAAAGATTCTCTTTTGTCGATTATAGAAGCAACCAAATAATTTCTAAAAATGAAGCCAGACCTGGATATAAACACCGTTCTATTTTCCGAGATACTATCACGAAAGCCACCGAAGAACTGAATTATTGTGGAAATTATGGAGGTTCTTCAACAAGTGAAACCACTGCACTATTGAAATTGTTGAAGCAGAGAACAGAATGTAATTTGATAGGAATCTTTGTTGGAAGTTCCCGAGACATACGTTCGACCATTGATCTATATGGTGAAAAACGTTTGTGTCAGTATAGTGAACGTATTGCTTATGTTGAACAACGATTGGTATCTTTCAAAAAAGATAAACACCTAACTCTGGAAAATTGTGGTTATGATGAATACTACTTGATCGGTTCTACTTCTTTGGAAATTGAAGATAAAGAATTGGTAATTAAAGAATCTGCTACAACTCGTGGTATTGCCACTGCATTCTCTAAATACACTGGCGGGAAGGTAAATTCCAGAATTATTTTGAATCGTTTCATAAAATTAATTACATGACAACAAGCAAAAAGAAACAATTCAAGGCTCATCTAATTAAATATCGCCAAGCAGACATGGTTGATCCAATCTGGTTCTGGGTTAATCCCAGCACCGGTGCAACCTTGTCTCCTGAATTTGTATCCCAACAAGAGGCGGAACAGTGGTTCGATGATGTTGTTAATATTCACAATCAAACTTACACTCTTATAGAAAGGGTGATGAAGGGTAAGTTTTACACCTTAAGAGGTAAAGTTGATGTTGGTGATATCATTTCTTCCAAAAAAGCCAACGATTGTCCCTTTGAAGTTCATCTAGATGATGATATACTTATCATAGAAGTTCTCGGTACATCTATTGATGATGCAAAAACCCGAGTTGAAGAATACTATGAAATATTGGAATGGATAGATTAATGTCTTTTGATTTTGACCCGTTTGCAAAAAATGATGTGAGTTTTGAATATGAAGATACAGCATATCAAGGAAAACTTTTAAAAGCAACGATGGATTTGGACGTGTTAACAACAATGCATTTCGATGATCCAGAGATAAAACGTTTAATAAAAAAAACTTTGTCTGAACACCTAGCCAAAGGTATTCTTGAAAACAATCTAGTCGAATTTACTTCAATGGATGATCCTTTGACTAGAACGAAGAAGATATATGCACGTTGCTTCCTAACACCTGACGGAGATGTTAAGATGCTGAGAACAGCGAAAGCAGTAAAATGACAAATGAACAACTTGAATTAATTGGACGAGAATTGGAGAGAATTTATGGTGACAGTCTTCCAAACCCGGAACATTGCCCACGTGAATTCTCCTATATTCTAAAACTATACATGTACTACAACTTTGAAAAGGCTTAATATGACTACCTCTGTAATTAAAATTGCGAAAGATGACCTGAAAAACATTCTGACAACACTTGAACGTTTTCCTGATACACTTACAAACGTAACGATTGTTCATGACAATACTTCCGGTATTGGTTACAAACTAGAAATTCTATTTGATACAACTATCAATGGTATTCCTGGTGTCTTTAAGGTTGACCTGACTGACGAAAGCAAGTGGTAATTGAATGTTCGTTTTTGATGTTGAAACACTAGGGAAAGAATCGAATACAATCATTCTTTCCATGGCATGTGTTCATTTTGATTCTCTAAAGAAACCCACACACAAAGACTTATTTGCAAATGCTTTCTTTGCAAAGTTTGATGTGGAAGACCAGCACAAAAGGCTGAAACGCACTATGACACCTTCCACAATCGAATGGTGGAAGAAACAATGCCTCAACGTCAAAATGAAGTCCTTCCGTCCATCCGAAGAAGATGTGATTTTCGAAGATGGTTATGAAGCAATGAGAACCTGGGCTAAACAATTCAATGAACCTAATTCCCTTGTCTGGGCAAGAGGTAACTTGGATCAGTTGGTGCTGGATTCAATTGAAGAACAGCTAGGGCTTGATCCAATCTTTTCGTATGCAAGGTGGAGAGATGTTCGAACCGCAGTCGATATCTGGTATAATTGTGATACCGGCTATGTTGACGTAGAACATGAAGATTTTGATCCAAAGCTACATATTACCAAACACAATCCAATTGACGATTGTGTATATGATGCAATGATGCTCATGTATGGTGTGAGCAAATAGGAGAAAT